TAGTCAGAACCGTACACTGTTGCCCCGACGGGAGTGATCCCGGTGCCGCCTGTGGACATAGCAATCTTGTTCGTCCATTCACGCTTGCCAGGCACGGTGGGGATCGCACGCTTCATCATCGTACCGATCAGAGTGAGGTAATTGTCGGTGGTGAACGATGTGCGCGTGGTAACCACTAGGTGCGGCCCCATGGGCGTGGAAAGCGGTAGGTGTTGCGGGTGGAAAGCATTAAAAACGCGCTTAGAAAGTTCGTAAGCGTGATTAGCTGCTCCGCGACGCTGTGCAACGCCAGTGCGACGGCCGATAGGGCGGGTACGCACCGGGCGCTGCTGCTGCTTCCGACGCCCGGGGTTCCTGTGGTTCGAGCTTCCGGTCTTCTTCTTTCTTCCATTCATACTTGCGCAACTGCAAGTTTTCAGGCCCAACCATCCTCCACGGACGGGCCAACCAAAATCTGGGCTTAATGCGCTGCTGGTGCCACAAAAGTGGCGCCAGCAGGGAGCTCGGGATTCTCATGAGGAATCCGGCATTTCTTGAGCTCCTTAGCAGTCTTGACTTTCTCCAGTTGGGCTTCGAGAAGGACAACATCGTCAGCACCAATGCCAAGGCTGCGCGCGACCGTTTCGATGACAGCATCACGGTCGCGGGGGATGGGGTATGCTCCTCCATCGATGCGCCTCACCTCGTCCGCAGTAGCGCGTTCACGGTTAAAGGCGCACCGATGCACCCGCTGCAAGGCGCGGCAATATGCGCCCACAATGGGTGTGTCAGCGTCAGTGACAAGGTACCCGGCCACCTTGTTGGCAAGGCCAACGACGGGGTCGGAATTAACCGTGACGGGAATGCGCGCGATGGCACGCTTTGGGTCACAAATTGAACCTATGTCATTGAGAGGATCAGTGTAGATCCTAGACAGAAAGGATACGGACTTTCCACCGTCAACATTCTCAAATGTCAGGCGAAAACCGAGCGACGCAGCTACATTAGCGTGGTCGCGAACGATGCAAAGCCCGTCATCACCCAATTTGGGTCCAATGTGGGCATAAGCCTTGTCGGCGTCCATGCCAGAGCGGCGCAGTGCGACATAGTCAACGAAACCGTTGCGCCACACGTTGCTCTCTGTGGTGTCCATTTTACCAGAAAGATTCATATAACCGGAGTTGATCTTCTGGGGGCGTACGTCGGGCTTGCATGACGGCAAATTGATCTGCCTTTTCTGATGCGCAGCCGTGAACTCGTCAATGAGCTTGTAGTACTTGCGGTCGAAAGCACGCTTGTACATCCAGGCATATTGTTCAGTATCGAAGACGCCGTGTGTCCCATCCATTTTGCTAAAGTCGGTCTGCCCGACAGGTTCACCCGCGAGGCGGCAGAAGTCCTGTACCTTCTGGCCAGTCTCCGCGGGGTCGAGTCCTACTGTGCCGAAGAAAGTGCCCGCGCGCGTACGCTCGAGCAAATATCTCTTAAGAGGGACGACGAAGCACGCCGCTTGAACAAGGGCGATGTCTTCCACCGGGTAAATCAGTCGCGTCGGCTTGCCGGTACGTGTTGCGTCCTGCGTGACCTCTTTCTTCACGAAGGCCCGGATACTCGGGACCTTGTCAGGTTGGAG